TAGAGTGTCACGTTAATTTAGATATTGATGGTTTTAACGACGCTAATGCTGATGGGACACCAACAGGAATTAAACTTCCATATATTGTAACCATCGAAGAATCATCAAAAGAAGTATTATCAATTAGAAGAAACTACGAAATCGGTGACATAACTAAAAGTAAAATTAGTTATTTTGTACACTTTAAATTTTTACCTGGTCTTGGTTTCTATGGTTTTGGTTTAATCCATATGATAGGTGGATTATCTAGAACTGCAACATCAGCACTAAGATCACTACTAGACGCAGGGACGTTATCTAATTTACCTGCAGGATTTAAAATGCGTGGTATCAAAATGAGAGATGAGTCACAATCTATTCAACCTGGAGAGTTTAGAGACGTAGATGCTCCTGGTGGAAATTTAAGAGATGCTTTTATGACTTTACCTTTTAAAGAACCATCGCAAACTTTATTAGCACTTATGGGCGTCGTAGTACAAGCAGGTCAAAGATTCGCTTCAATAGCAGACTTGCAGGTAGGTGAGGGTAATCAATCAGCAGCTGTGGGTACGACAGTAGCTATGCTGGAAAGAGGAAGCAGAACAATGTCTGCCATACACAAAAGATTGTATGCTTCAATGAAAAAAGAATTTAGTTTATTAGCAAGAGTTTTCAAATTATATCTACCTCCAATCTACCCCTATGATGTTGTCGGAGGCCAGAGGCAGGTAAAACAATTAGACTTCGATGACAGAGTAGATATATTGCCAGTTGCAGATCCAAATATCTTTTCTCAGACACAAAGGATCTCTTTAGCCCAAACAGAAATGCAACTGGCTGCCTCTAACCCAGCTATTCACAACCAATATGAAGTTTATAGAAATATGTATGAAGCGTTAGGTGTGAAAGATATTGATTTAATTTTAAAAAAACCATTACCACCAACACCAAAAGATCCAGCGTTAGAACATATTGATGCGTTAGGTGGTAAACCGTTTCAAGCTTTTCCTGGTCAAGACCATCAAGCGCATATCACAGCGCATTTAAACTTTTTACAAACTAATATGGTAAGAAATGCACCTATGGTTGGTGCTGCAATACAAAAAAATATACTTGAACACATAAGTTTGATGGCACAAGAGCAGATAGAATTAGAATTTAGAGAAGAATTACCTAGATTAGCAATGATGATGCAACAATCTATGACAAATCCGCAGATGCAAGCAGAAGCAATGGCACTTCAACAACGAATTGAAAGTAGAAAAGCTGTTTTAATTTCTGAAATGACGGAGGAATATATGAAAGAAGAGACAAGAATTACTTCTAAA